ACCCAGAAGTAGACAACGCAGACCGTGACGCCCTCATTGAAGTGTTCATGGGAATGCCAGTTGCTATCAATGACCTACCTTCAAACATGGGATCGATCTTCCAGGGGTTTGTTGAAGGCTGGACATTTCGTGCTGGGTACAACACCCTTTCAATTTCACTCAATCTTTCGCCCGTTGCTTATTCACTGCAGGCATTGCAATGGGACGAAGTACCTGGTGCAAGAATTTGGTCGGGCGTGTCGCCAACGCTTGACTGGGCGCGTGCCACAATTGTTACCTGATAAGGAGAACCTATGACAAACCCAACAACCCCCTTCAACTGGCAAATGCCGACGTCGAGTGACCTCGTAACGGATTTGCCCGCAGATTTTGAAACCTTCGGTCAAGCGGTCGCCACTTCAATGGCTGATTTGCTTGGTGGCACCACAGGCCAGATTTTGTCTAAGGCGTCAAATACGGATATGGACTTCACCTGGATAGCCAACGATCAGGGTGATATCACTGGAATAACTGCTTCATCACCTTTAACTGGTGGCGGCACTAGTGGCGCAATCACAGTTGGAATTCAAGACGCGACCACTTCGGTTAAAGGTGCAGTCCAATTGACCGATTCGACGTCAAGTACATCAACGACAACCGCTGCGACACCGAACAGTGTTAAATCTGCCTACGATCTTGCAAATGCTGCAGTTGCAAAATCCATTGTTGACGCTAAAGGCGATCTAATAGCAGCGACCGCAGCTGACACAGTTTCACGTTTGGCAATTGGCGCAAATGGGACAGTTTTGACGGCTGATAGCGCTGAAGCCACAGGCATGAAATGGGCGGCGGCGGCAGGTGGAGCAACATTTGCAGGTGCTTCAGTATACAAAAGCGCGAATCAAAGCATAAGCAACGCAACTAATACCCTTTTAACTTTTAACTCTGAAAATTTTGATACTAATACATATCATGATACGTCAACAAATACTAGCAGAATTACTATTCCTTCTGGGAAAGCAGGCTATTACAACCTTCAAGCCGTTGTAGCCTTTGCAGCTGGATCCGTTGGATTACGACAAATCGTTTTTTACAAAAATGGGGCAGTTCTTAATTACGGCGTACAAAGTGCAGCCACAACTGCATCTGAAAACATATCAAACGCCTCGTATTTGGTAAGTCTTGCAGTATCCGATTATGTAGAAGTGTATGTCTATCAAACCTCAGGCGGCGCTTTGAACGTTTTAGGCGGCGCAGATTTTACTACTTTCTCAGCAACTTACTTGGGGGCTTAATATGTCACTATATGATCTGATTATTGAAGCGTTGCCAGAATTGGAGAACTCAGAAGAATTCGGAATTCAAGGTTCGATTTCTTTACAAAATGATGCTGACAATTTTGGCGATTACATTGCTAAATGGGAATATTCAAAGCCATTACCAAACGGAATGAAAATTGGTAAAGAGTGATTTACCCAGCGGGCACAAATGCCAAATTGATGGAAGTTGCAGCCGCCGAAGTTGGCACAATCGAAGAAGGCGACAACCTGACCAAATATGGCAAATTTACTAAGGCTGACGGACTACCCTGGTGCGGAAGTTTTGTGAATTGGTGCGCGGCACAGGCTGGCGTCAAGATTCATTCAGTGGTCAGCACTGCAGTTGGTGCGCATAAATTTAAGGAAATCAACCGCTGGTCAAACATTCCGCAATTAGGTTATTTGGCATTCATGGATTTTCCACATGACGGCGTTGATCGCATTTCACACATTGGAATTGTTGTTGGATTAATTGACAACAAAACATGTTTGACGATCGAAGGCAACACGAGTGGCACTGGCGATCAGCGCAATGGTGGAATGGTGATGATCAAAGTCCGGGGATTTGGTGAAGGCAAGGAAATCGTTGGTTTTGGTATTCCTAAATTTACGCCTTACAAGGGAGAATTTCCTAGTGTTGAAATGCCAAAAACGGCAGATAAACCAAAGAAGGAGAAAACCAAATGGAACAAGCCAAAGCCCTAGCAGCCTCATGGGGTCGATCATTTTTAGCAGCTGCGCTTGCCTTATACATGGCAGGTGTGACAGACCCAAAAACCCTTGCAATGGCAGGGGTTGCTGCGGTCGCGCCAGTGATTTTGCGCTGGCTTAATCCAAACGACAAAGCCTTCGGTTCTACGGGGAAGTGAACCGCAGATTCGCAGCGGGGGGGTTGGTCTGGGCACTTGCACTAACCCTCTCCGCTTGCGGGTATCAGGGGTGGACACGTTATGAATGCCAGGAATTCGAAAACTGGGAAAACCCAGAATGCCAGAAACCGCAGTGCGTCCCTACTGGAACTTGCACTGACGACATCATTGGAAAAGAATTTACAAAAACCGTACCGACGCCGCACCCCTGAAGACGTCCACGCGCAGCTGATTTTAATTATTGGTTCAACCCTGGCACTGGTTTTTTTGGTGGTCACGGTTGGCATAACTTATGCCCTAATCTTCGTAACCCAGCCAATCGGCGCCCAGGCACCCAACGACGCAGCATTTATTGACCTATTGAAAACCCTGGCCATTTTCTTGACTGGTTCATTGGGTGGCGTACTGGCGGGTAACGGGTTGAAATCCAAGACCAAGCCAACGGACACGCCGACAAACACGCAAGGTTCTTGACCGCGCGCCAATCATGCGTCACCCTGATCTCAGGTGGTAGCACTTACCACCTAGAATCGGGAGAATTCAAAATGACAATTGAACAAATCATTGGTTTTGCCCTAATTGGGCAATTAACCATCAGCACCATTATTTATTCAATGGGCTATCGTGACGGCAAATCAGTTGGCTATCATCAAGGCCGATCAACTGGAATGGCCATTGGAAGACAACAGGAGCGTCAACGCTAATGGGATTCCTAGATAACTACGAAGCAAGCCGCGAACGATTAGAACGTTGGATTAAAACCTATCCAACTGGACGCATTGAAACACGAATCGTCGAATTCAGTGCCGAGAAGGGTTACGTTCTGGTTGAAGCCAAAGCGTTTCGAAACTATGACGAGGTTTTAGCAGCTGGTGTCGATTATGCCTACGGATACCAGGCTGCCTATCAACCCAACATGCGCCGCTGGTTTGTAGAAGATTCGGTGACCTCAGCAATCATGCGGGTGCAACAACTGGTGATGGGCGGGGCAGAACGCACGACGAAAGAAGTCATGGAGCAGGTCGAACGGGCTGCAGCGGTCAAAGCACAACCTGAAGCCCAACCAGATTATTGGTCAACCAAATTCGAAGATGAAAAGCCCATTGCAACACCCCTGGCGTCAAGTTTGGGAGAGATCGCAAAACAACTGGGCGGTGAATTGGTCGCCGAAGCGCCAATGTGCGCACATGGTCACATGATCTGGAAACAGTCACATGACGGGGCGCCTAAAAGTTGGGGTGGTTATTTCTGCACCCAGCGCAGCAAGGCAACCCAATGCCCGCCACGTTGGCACGTTCTTGCCAGCGACGGAAAATGGAAGCCACAACTATGAGCGATTACATTGAACTTATTAATCCCAAAACCAGAATTTGCAAGGTTATTCAGGACGGCGAAATCGTCACAGAATACAAACTGGAGCAGTGCGACAAATGTTCACAACTTGCCAGGCTTGATGACTTCGGTTATCAGCGCGGATATTCCGGGGAAGCCGTGTTGTGGTTTTGCGGTACATGTAGATGAGAATGCTACTGAGCAAGGAAGAACAATTTATTTGCCATGAAGCCGCAATTTATTTGGCTAGGGGAAATCCAAATTATTGGGAAACCCGTGACACCAATTATTCAAAAGATAAATCGTTTCACGAACTTATTGCACAGGACGCCGAAAGCATTGGGAGTGAATGGGTTGTTGCCAAATACCTGGAACTTCCATTTGACCCATTTGAGCAAAAAGGTAAAGTGAAGGCTGATGTAGGTCACAGGTTTGAAGTCAGGTGGACAAAGTACGACGGCGGGCAGCTGATAGTCCATGAGTACGATCGACCAAGCGACGTGGCAATTCTGGTAACAGGCAAATCACCGCGTTACGTCATTGCGGGCTGGATACCCATTGCAATGGCACAGAAAGACCGTTATCGGTCATCAACCCAGCCAAATTGGTGGGTAACGCAGATCAACCTTCAGCCGATCGAAAACCTGAGGAAAACTACTTATGGACAAAACTGAGTTTGAATGTCGCAAATGCAAAAAGATCACGATTCAATTGATTCACAAAGTCACGGACAACCTGCCCC